GAATAAAGTCTGGTGCGGATAGTATCGAGAAGGCAACTGCCAAGGTCTTTGCACTTAGAAAAGAAATAAGTAAGCGCACGAAAGGCACTGGCATCGACGACTCTCTAAATAATTTTGCTAAAGGAAAGTTCGAAGGCACTATAAATAAAGTTACATTCTCAGTAAAAGAATTAAATGCTGCATTTTTAAAAGGATCAATAAAGTCTTCACAGTACGAAAAATCGTTATTGTTTGTTAAGAACGCAGAGATATCTAAGCAGTTTGCGGATGGTAAGATTGAGCTTGAAGAATACAATAAAGAAATGGATAACCTTATCTATAAACTAGGTGAAGTTAATGGTGAGTACGGAGCACTTGAATTAGGCGCAAAGAAAGCTTTTGATTCAATAGGTGAGTTAGGTGAAAATGTAGCAGATGCTATTGCTGATTCATTTGACAGTCTCGGAGATCAATTATTTGAGTTCACTAAAACTGGTAAGTTTTTATTTAATGACTTCGCCCAAGCAATACTTGATGACCTAGCAAAAATAGCAATAAGACAAGCAATCATAAAACCTATAACTGGTGCGATATTTTCAGATACAAGTGCGCAGACAACTCCGAACTCAATAGCTCAATACGACATGGCAAGAACAGCTGCAACTGGTGCTGTATTAAAAAATGGAGACTTCACAGCATTTGCAAGTGGTGGCATAGTTAACTCACCAACATTCTTTCCTACTAGTTCTGGAACAGGATTGATGGGAGAGGCAGGGCCGGAAGCAATTGTTCCGCTATCAAGAGTTTCTGGTGGTGACTTAGGAATAAAAGCAATTCCTTCGAAAGTTACTGTTAATGTTAATAATAATGCAGGTGTCGATATTGGCGTTGAAGAATCAAGCGCAGGTGGTGCAAGGGTTCTAGATATAACTATTGCCAAGGCCGTTAAGAGCGCAATCAATGAAGGTAAATTTGATAAATCTTTTAGTTCTAATTACGGACTAAGCAGAAAAGGATCTAGATAATGGCCGAACTTTATCCAAGTACATTACAAGATAATTTTGAAAGAGGATCTTTTAATAGAGTTCCAGGAAACAATGTTGTTTATTCACAAATGGATGTAGGGCCAAGTAAAAAACGTAGAAGGTCTACACTTAGAAGAGACACAATAAACGGAAGTATATTACTGAAAGATAATACTGAGTATTCAACATTTATGACTTGGTACACGTCAACCCTTCAAGATGGTGTTAGAGATTTTTTCTTTGACGATCCTGCTCTTGGAACTCAAATGACTGTTTCGTTTGAAGAGGGCGGTATGCAAATAAGGCACGTTGGTTTTCAAACATATTCAGTGTCGATGATATTAGAGGTTAAGAGTGAGTAAGCTAAGTCTACACGCTGTAGACCAAATGTATAAATCATATTCAGACGATCCTGCACTAATGCTTTTTACACTTAGCTTTCCAAATAGCAATACGTTTTATTATGTTAACAATACAGAAGATGTAACTTCGAATGGTCAATTGTATACAGCATTTCCATTTAAGTTTGCACTCCCAGATGATACAAATGAAGAAGTTCCAGAGCTAGTCATAACAATATCAAACATAGGTCTAGACTTAGTTGATGACTTAAACGAAAACACAGATAGCATAACGGCAAATATTGATATTGTATTTTCATCGTTCCCAGACTTTGTTGAAATGAGTATACAGGGAATGGTTTTAAGAAAAGTTGTATACGACTCAAGATTTATAACAATGAATTTCGGTTACGAAGATATATTGAATGTTCAAATACCAAGCTTTACATATTCAGCAAAAGACTTTCCTGGTCTTTTAAATGTTTAATGGATATAAAAAATTTTTAGATATATTCTACCATAGTAATAAAAGAGATTTTTTGTTTTGTGACTGCTATGGTATTTGTCATTTATTTAACAAAGAAGTTCTTGGAGTTGAATTACCTGAGTTTTTAAATGAAAAGATATATACAGACGATGACGTATATTCAACGCTTCAAGTCAAGAAAGAATCATTTAAAAGTGTGTCAAACGGAAAAGAATGTGAGGGAGATATAGTTATATTGAACATTAAAGGCTACCCTGTACATGTTGGAGTTGTTTTGCAAAACGGAAATATGTTGCATATAATGAGAGAGAAACATGCAGAGATTGAAAGTTATAAAAATTCAAAATGGAAGAACAGGGTAGATTCTTTTTGGAGTTATGAAAGTCTTAATTAGAAAAAAAATATTCGATAATTACAAAGTTAAGAATTACGATCATGGTAATTCGATTACTAAGCTACTTGAGATCTCTGGATTTCCGGTAGAGGTTTGGGACTACGTTGAAGTTAGAGTTGATGGTGGTTTGGTATTTAGAGAGATGTGGGAATACGCAACTCCGAGAGAAAGCACGACAGTTGCCATTAGCATTGTCCCTCAAGGTGGTGATAGCGGAACTGAGATACTAAAGACTGCAGTTACAATAGCAGTTGCTTACTATACTGGTGGTGCTACAAGTGGCTTTAGTGGTGCGCTTATAACTGCAGGAGCAACAGCTGCTACTGGTTTATTATTAAACTCAATGTTCCCACCACCAAACCCATTCTTAACAGACGATCCTGGGCGAACAGCTCTTAACTCAATTACTGGACAATCAAATAAAGCAGATCCGTATGGTGTGTGCATAAGGAACTATGGATTTAATCGTATTTACCCACGGGTAGTTGCGGAGCCTTATACTTATTATGTCGGAGATGACCAGTACTTCATTGGCCTATACGACTTTGGAATAGGCGAGCAGCAATTAATGGAAGCTGGCATACGAATTGGTGAGTCTAATTTAATAGAGTACGAAGAGGTCGATTATAATATAGCAAAAAACCCAGGCGAGCTAGTCCTGTATAAAGACCAAGTTAATACTGAGAATTTCACAGTTCTTTTTGAGGATGTTGGTGACAATGCAATTAGAGTTTCAGACGGAACAGTAGAGTCAGTAGACTTAAAGTTTGATTTTCCTTATGGGTTAACAACGATAGTCGGAAGAAAGAGAATTAATAGAGAAACAACAGTAGGCTTGCAAATAAAAGTAAGACCACTTGGCAGTAATCAGTGGACAGACTTCTCTAGCTATGACTTTGAACTTGAAAAAAATTATATAAATGATAACTACACAACCTTCCAAGCATTAATAAAACCAGACAACATCGAAGTACTAGAAAGTTATAATTATTCAAGCTACACATTTCTTGAGACAGCAACAAAAGTTAGAGTCTCATCTTCTACTGATAGGGTTTTTATAAGAGTTGACTTGTCTGATCCTGCAACGGAAAGTCGTGCTCCTCTTGTAGGAGACAACCTTGTAATACCTGGGGTTATGTATGGCAGAAGAGAAGCAAGTATTCGCATAGCTGAAATTGTATCATCAAGTGAAGCGTTTGGAGTTGGCGAATACGAAATCAGGATGCAGGAAACGTATACTTATGATCAAACAATAACTGGAGACTGGGCAGTTTTTGCGATAAATGAGGGTTATCTTTTAGAAACAAAGATAACAAGTGCGGTAGACATATTAAGAATAAAAGAAAATACAAGAAACCAATTCAGATTTAGTGTAAAAATAAATTTCAATGTAGAAGACACTTGGGAAATCTGGGTTAACTGGGTTGACCTTGACATAGACTCAATAGGATCAAGCCCACAATATATTAATGATTTCGTTTGGACAGGAATCGTAGGTTACTCAAAGTCAACTCCAATCGTGTCCGACCTAGAACATACATATTTGGAATTAAAAATTAGAGCAAGTGATCAACTCAACGGAAACATTGGAAACTTAAGTGCGGAAGTTTTCTCAATACTAGATTACTATGATCCAGCTACGCTTACATGGAAACAAAAGGCTACATCAAATCCAGCATGGGTTTTTGTTGATCTTTTAACTGGAACCTTGAATCAAAGAGCAATAAGCAAAGATAAAATTGACGTTGACTCAATCGTTGCATGGGCCAATTATTGCGAGAGTGAAAACATAACATATCAAGGAAACACCATAGGCTTTGAGTGTAACTTTGTTCTTGATTACGCAATTACAATTAGAGAGATTCTTAATCAGGTATGTTCCGTAGGTAGAGCAACGTTAAATATTGTTGATGGAAGATTTGGTGTAGCAATTGATGAGTTAAGAATTACACCAGTCCAAATATTCAACCAAAGAAATATAAAATCAATGAGCGTTAATCGAGAGTACACAAAAACTCCAGACGCAATTTCATGTACATTCATAGATCCAAATTCAAACTGGCAAAAGAATGAAGTAATAGCATACGACGACGGAAAAAATTCATCGAACTCGGACATCATAGAAAACATAGAAATGTTTGCATGTACAAGCATTGCTCAAGCATGGAGACAGGGTAGATATTTTTTAGCGCAACAAAAACTAAGAAGAAACAATTTAACTATTGGTGTTGATTTTGAATCTCTCGCCTGTAGTCGTGGTGACATGATATTAGTTTCTCATGATGTTTTAAAGCAAGGTGGTCTCCCGACAAGAGTGCTTGATATTTCTGGAAACGAGATAACATTAGACGAGCCTATCTCTGACCAGGGAGGATCGTACATACTCAGATCCAGGATAAGGGCCACTGATACCATAGAAGATTTAACTGTCACATCATTTGTTGATGTAAATATAGTCGAGGTTTCAAGTGTTAGTGGACTCCAAGTAGACGACTTAGTTATCTTTGGAGAAAGTGCTACTGCCACAAGAGAATATATAGTTAAGTCAATAGAGTTTTCAGATGAGTTCGATGCTAGACTAGATCTGATAGAACATGCTCCAGATATATACACTGCAGACTCAGGAGATATTCCAGACTACGAAGTAATAACTCAAAGTGATCCGCTTGCTGGAGGTACATATCCAGGAGCCGTTACTGATATGGCCGTAAACTATACCATTAACTGTCACTCCTCAGAAAAAAGATATGTCTACATCGAAAGCATTTCATGGGAAGCCCCAGTAGGAAATGCAATTGATGTTTATGAAGTTTATGTTGAAGTTAATGGCCAGCAAACATTAGTTGGTTTCACTAAAAATAAAAATTACAGCTACGAAGTTTCGGTTCTTAATTTAGATACAGTACATACTTTTACAGTGATAGCAGTTGATGGTGCCGGAAGAAAGATGCCGCTTCAAAATGCTACATCAATCACAGGTACTCCGATTGGTGACACGACAAGTCCTGGTGATGTTTTAGAGTTCAATGCGAATGTATTAACAGAGACAGTAGAACTTGACTGGAGACTTGTAACGGATTGTGACGTTGACAGGTACTATATTAGATATTCACCAAATACTGAAAGCGCATCATGGGCGCAGTCTGTAAGAGTTGCAAGTACAGGCGCAACGCAAAGTAGTGTTCAAGTTCCACTTCGTACTGGTACTTATTTTATCAAAGCAAGAGATTGGGCCGGAAACTATTCAGTTACCTCTGCTTTTTTAAAGACTCAAGTTCCAGAAATATTAAACATAGACTACATAAGTAATGTTAATGCTCCGACATGGAGTGGTGTTTATGAAGATACAGAATTAATTGGTGACAACTTAAAGCTAGCAAGTACAGATGGTGATGTTACGTTTATAAATGCGATTGGAAACTTTTACTTTAGTGACATCTTTGATCTTGGCGATGTTTTTACTGCAAGATTGACTTCTGGAATAATCGCTTCTGGTTACACCGGAACATCATTAATGAAAAACTGGGACACATTGGCCGTAATAGATCCGATAGCTGGAGCTTTTAGTGATGACGATTATGATGTCGGTACATACGCGAGAGTTAGAAATGATGTTGACGTTATGACTAACTGGGTTCCAATGGCCAGTGTTGATTATTTATCATTTGGTA